AACTGGTTCTTTTTCAGTACTTATACCTTGTTCTTTCAAACTATCATCAGGAGATTTTCTTTCGTCATTACCAGGACCCTTAGATGAACCTCCTAATGTAGGAGTCTCTACTTGCTTATTACCACTAAATTCTTGAGTGCCTGTAATACCAGTTGGTTCTACAGTCTCACTTGCACCATATCCACTTTCAATAGCAAACTTACCACTAATATCAGTTACCTCCTCATTTCTACCAAAAGAAGATAGGATAACTGGAAATCCTTTATTAGGTGCTAAAAAAGCACCAAAAACCATATCACCTTGAGATAATTTTACACTTGAAAATCTTCCTGCAGCACCTGTTCCACCAGTAGTTGGTAATAAAGCAACTGCAGTATGAACGTCTATATCTGGAACATCATCATTCTCAGAATATTCTCCTATAATACGAACCTTATATCTCCATCCCCAATATCCTTCTCCACCTACACCAGAAAGTTGAGCTTTCTGAGCATCATAAGTTACTACCTTTCCAATCCAAAAAGATATATCTTTACCAAAAAATGTTTTGTTTAATGCCATATCTACTTGTTATTAACGTATAATCCGTAAGTATCACGAGCAAGAGTCATAGAAGTATATGATCTAGTAGTATCAAAGTGATGACACAAATGTAATATTAAGTATTTACCACTTTGCTGTTCATCTAATGCACCCAATTCACTTAAATCACCTTGTCTTTCAATTTCACATCTAATTACATTCCCTGCTCTTAATTTTAAATTACATGGGACTTGTATCTCCATTAACTGAGAATGAAGAAGATTATATCTCATAGGAGATTTTGCTTGCCATGCTCTTGGATCATTATTTGGATTAATATCAGTGGGTTCTAGACTACCAATATCTAAAACATGATAGTTAGTTGTACTATATGATTTAGGTTTTAATTTATTAGTGTAAGGAACTCTTTTACCTAAAGTTTGTTTAGGTGGATTTGTTTTAATAGAATAAATGCTATCTTCCACTGCAAGAGTATGTGGATTAAAAAATACATTACGAGAATTAGTCCACTTTAATGCATCTTCAATATCTTGATCCCTAATAACATTTGGTGGTAATACAATTCTGAAGTCATTTTCATCATTATCTATATTTGATTTTAAAGCACCATTATAAGTATAGGTTTCAACTTCATCTTGGGATATTAAAGTATCAATAGATTTAAAGTTAACACCATCCTGTGTTTCATAAAAGAAAAATCCAGGATCTCCACCATTGGTAGGAATAGATCTTCTACATAAATCATTTATTAAATCTAATCCACCAGTTGCAGCAGAAATAAATTTATAATTATTTTGAGTATTCTCTATATTTGCTCTTGATTCTGGTATATTTAAATCTTTTAAAATTGCTCTAACAGTAGCACTAATTGTGGGACCATCGTACTTTTTACAATCATTTTTAATATCTAAATTTTCATATGTAGAACCAGATTTAAGTGGAAGAAAAATAGTTTGTCGATTTGCTTCTTGTGCAACAGTTGGTACACCATTCACTATAAGTGGATTTTTTGTCAAATCTAAAGTACCAGATTTAGATGCTATTTTTATAATTAATTTTTCATATCCAGTAAGGGGTAATGAAGATTTAATACTTCCTTTTCTTTGCTGCTTATCTTGCTCTTTTGGTGCAGTAATAGACGAACCAGCATCAAAAAATGTTAGACTACCAGATACTTCAGGAGAATATACACTTTCATAGTAATCAAAACTTGTAGTTTTTCCCTTTATATCTGCACCCCTACCAGGTTCTTTTTGAATGAACATCTTTTCATATATTGATGCTCTTGCTGCACTTGCTGCCATTTATCTTATACCTCTATTGGTTGATTCATAACAATAATAGTAGTATCACTACCAATAGTACTATTAGATAATAAAGTACTAAGATTTTTATCTTTTACTAAAGGTTTAACTCTACTAGTAGAACTAACATTTTTATTTTTGTTGCCAGTTACAATTCCACCATCATGAAAGGTTGGAATACCAAGAAGTGCCTTATCCTTCTCTTTAGTAAAACCACCTAATATAGGTTTATCTTCGTCATCAGATGTATCATCAGAAGTATCACTATTCATATTATTCATATCATTAGTTATGTTTTCAAAACCACTTAAATCCATTCCATCTAAACCTTTTTCAACTTTATCCATTTTACCTTGATTATTACCAAGAAATTTAGATATTTTGTCATTCCATCTTTGAACAGTTTCTGTTATCCCATCAATATTATCAAAAATAGCATTTATTGCAATTCCACCTACAAGTAATTTTGCAGAATCTATCACTTTATCAAATTTTAATATAGAGGATACTTTCCTCACTGGTTCCATTGCTTTATTAGCTACTTTTTTCCTTTCTAATTTGTTTTCAGCATCTCTTGCTTTTGATAAAGAAAACAACTTTCGAGTATCTCTCGTATTTATTTTTTTCAAATTAGCTAATCTCTTATTTTTCCTTATAAGAACACTTCTAATGTTAGTTACTGTTATTTTAAGTTTTTCTGCTCCTTTTGATGTTGACATATTCTTAAGCAAAAATTCCATGTAATTCTGGTGTTGTAATCATATAGGAATTCAAAGGATTAGTCGAAGAGACATATGCGACTTCAGTAGTTTTTGGCAATGAAACTTGTTTTTTACCTACACTAGGTTGTTTCCTAATAATAGGTAAATCCATTTCAAGGAAATTAACTTTAGGTGCTGCTCCTACTAATTCTTTAGGAATAACTACTTCTCCACGTTCAAGTATTGCAGGAACTTCTTGAGTAGGACCAGTTACAAGTCCACCATCATGCATTTTCATATTTGAAAGATCAACTAATTTGTCTCGATCATGCTCTCTTAAATGCTCAATATATTTTTTTGCAGCATCTTCTCCAAACTTATCTTTAGTAAATCCAGCAGCAGCTGCTTCTTTTCTTATATTCTCACTATACCTACTCGCAGGTTTAGTAAGCAATTGATCTTGTATGAATAAGGAAGCTGCAATAAGAGCAAATTTCCCCCTTCCCAGAAGTTTTGCTATTTTGAAAAGAAATCCCAAACCACCTAATATATTAAGTGTAGCAATTGCACCTCCAACTATTAATATCTTATCAAGATTCTTCATTGTCCAGTCAAATATAGATTCCATCTTCGGCCATAATGCATTAAGTGCGATACCTAAAGCAAGAAGTTTACCAGCATCCATCATACTACTAAAGGAAAATCCTGTTGCTGCTTTTGCTACATTACCCAATCCAGATGATATACTTTTTCCTATTTTTTTACTTCCTTCTAATGCACTTTCAGCACTCAATCTTTTATTAGCACTTGCCTGTGCCTTTAATGCTTTATTATCCTGTTGTTGATTAGCAATTCTATTGGCAAAATCCATTGCTAAAGCATTACCAATATCTCCTATTATCGCATTAACTTCTGATAACTGTTGATTTATATTGAATACAGCTCCAGATAGCATATCAATGCGTTTTCCTAAAGCTGATTGCTCATCTATATTTTGTATATTTGTCTTAACTTGGAAAGCATCAATATTAAGTAGACTCTTTCTAGGTTTAACTCCTACTCCTGGATTTTGGAATAATGATCCTGCTCCACCAGAAATTTTTGGTATAGTAGCACCACTACCAAAAGGAGATTTGATATTACTTATATTTAATTTTGGTTTAGTCGTCGTTAGACTATTAATTAGTGCCACGTTGTTCTTGTTTTAGATTTTCTTCTTCTATGTACTGTTGTAATAAAGTAACATAAACTTCCCTTTCCCAAGGAATCATATTTTCAATCTCTGTTAAAGAGTATTTATGGTGTTGAACCAAGGCAAAATTTACTTTATAGTATGACTCAAGATTGGTATGAGCCATACTTAGGTGAAAAAACTTGCCAACCCCTCCAACACTACTTCAGATTCCACCTCAGTGGTTGGATTTGTTACCTTAAGTTTATGAGAAAGTTTAGGCATTGTTTCAAAGAATTTTTCAATAGTTTTAAATTGTTTACTATTTAATTGTTCTATAAATTCTTCTAACTCTTGCTTAGTTGAATCAGAAGCATCCCAACTCTCCTCTTTATCATAAATCATTTCAATACATGAAGTAATCATATTCAATGATTTATTTACATCACTTTCCTCACTAGATTCAAAATTAGTATCAATAAATTCATTAAGTGATGGATACTTAAGTTTCATAGAGTATTGATCATCAAGTTTAATAATATTTTTATGTCCTTTAGTTTTTTGGATTTTAATAGAATCAATATCAATTTCAACTTGTACTGATGTTTTATTATCATCAGGACAAATTACATTAACCTCAACACTTTCACCAACTGATTTTGAACGTACATTCAAAAATATGTATTCAATATCAAAAGTAGCGAGGTTACTAACATCAACTCCTTTTGTAAGAATACATCCATTTATTATTTCAACAACAGCATTTGTTATCTGTTCAGTATCTTCAGTCTCCAACGCCATAATAAGGATTTTTTCTTCTCTAACAAGAAATGGACGATATTTAATCTTTTTTCCTGTAGAAGGTAATGTTAACTCATAAGTTGGAGTATTAATCTTTGGTAATGGCATAATGTTTTCACACTTCAGTAAATTTATTTATAGGGGTAATTCTAACTATGAATTTGTAAGTGGTAATATACTATAGTCTGGTTGTGTACTACCACTTCTTGTTACAACGTATCTATCATAGTTAAAGTTAACTGTTACTTTTAAAAGATCTGCTGCCCCATAAGTAACAGGTAAAGATGTAATTGATTTAGGAAAAGCATTCTTAAATTCATACATCAAAGTTCTTTTAAGATTCTTTTCAAACTTAGTAATAGTCATAGTATTACATTTATAATCATCAGGATATTTAAATCTTCTATAGAAATTTTTAGTTTCTGGATCTATGCTCGCACCATCAGAAATATAATCCATCCATCCCTCAAAGATATTCAATGATGTATAATCTTCATCAACATAGAAGGTAAAATCAATATCAGTATATAATCTAGTATGAGCAAATTCTTGAGGAATACCCATAAAATTATCCTTTACTTCTCCTGTTGCAAATGCACTCGCAGGTAATGATGCATCAGAACATAGTATACCCAGATTTCTAGATAAGAAATTTTTAGCATTATCAATTCCCAATGATTGAAGATAATCAGTTATAGTTTTATTCAAAGATGAGAAATTAACCTGATACTGATTCGTCAACGACAACTTGCCAAGTTTCTCCTTGACTTCTGACATCGTTATTCTTTGTACTATACCCTTTGCCACTCTAAATACCTTACGAGTCTTATATTATTTCTATTTAGATGGCTTATAAAGGAAAATTCAGACCAAGCATTCCTAAGAAATATAGAGGTGATTATACCAATATAATATACCGTTCTTTATGGGAACTTAAGTTTATGAAATATTGTGATAGTAATAAAAATATTTTAGAATGGGGAAGTGAAGAATTCTTTATTCCTTATTTGTCTCCCATAGATAATCGTGCTCATAGATACTTTCCAGATTTCTATATTAAGGTGCGAGAAAATAATGGACAAGTTAAAAAATATGTAATTGAAATAAAACCAAAGAAACAATGTATTGAACCAAAGGTGCAAAAAATAAAAACTAAATCATACATTCGTGAGGTATGTGAGTATGCAAAGAATCAAGCAAAATGGGAAGCAGCAACAGAATATTGTAAAGATCGTAAATTAGAATTTAAAGTATTAACAGAAAACGAACTAGGTATTAAGTAATGGATAGAATTGCAGAAATATCAGATAACTTAATTGGAGTTGAAAGTCCTGATGACTTAATGCTAGAAATACTAGAAGCACTATCAGAAACAGAAGGAGTTCCTGAGGCAGGTAACTATTATACCTTTGTATATCAACCAAAGACACCTGGTATTAAATATGATGAATTTCCTCTGGTTGCAGTCACAGATGTTTTTAATTGGGGTTTCAAAGGATTGAATTTTCATTGGGGGAATGTAAGGCAATATACATGGCAAGAGATAGTAGGAAACCTACATATGGTTACTTCAAATGAGATAGAATCTTTACGTGGAATACCTTATGGAAAAATCCGTCTAAATAGTTGAAATAATAAGGGTCGATAATGTCGAACAGAGCTAGAATTAGACAAAAAGAATTAAAAAGGCAACAAGAAAGTAGTAAGAATAATAAAAAACCCGAATCTGTCTTCGGAACTAAAGTAATTCAAGGAAGAAGTGGTGGTGGAAAAAACAAGAAAGCTGGTTTTTTAGATAATGATTTTGATAGTGGAGATGAATATTTTAAAGGTACTGATGGCACCATAGAAACAGTCATTGGAGGAGGAAATCCAAAGAAAAAAAAGGAAACTACTAATTCTTCTTCTTCACCAATATTTAATATTAAAAGACCAATATTTGCAAGAGGTGGTATATTAAGATATCCTTTAGAAGCAATGACAGATTCTACAGATTATCTACAAATTGATATTGGAAAATATATACCAGTTAAAACAAATAATAATACTTTTGCAACTCTACCTGGTAATAGAAGAGCTAAACGCAAATCAGATGTTCCTGGTGGATTATCTAATCATTCACTAGTTAATAAAGGAACTGTTCTATTGCAAATACCAGCAAATATTCAAGATGGTAACTCAACATCTTATGGTGAGTCTAAAATGAATACCATAGTAGGTACTGCTGTTGGTGCCGTTGCAGATGGAATGGAAGAACTGGGTGGTATACTTGGTAATGAATTATCTTCGGAAGATAAAGAAAAATATAAAAGTAGACTGGGGAAAGCATCTGCTGTAGGTTCAGACAGAGTAATGGGTGCATTAGAAGCTTCTGGTGTTGGTTCTTTTGCTAAAGATTTTATTAATAAAAAATTAGCAACAAGTATTGTTGGTTCATTTGGTGGTAACGTAACAGTTAATCAACTATTAGCAAGAGAAAGTGGACAAATATTTAATCCAAATATGGAGTTGTTATTCAACGGTCCTAGCCTAAGAAACTTTAGGTTCTCATTTAAAATGATGCCAAGAAATATAGATGAATCGCAACAAGTTAAAAATATCATAAGAACATTCAAGAAAGGTATGTCACCAAAAACAAATCAAAGTAATACATTTCTAAGAACACCAAATGTTTTTGAATTGAGGTATAGACAAGGAAGCACAGAACATAGATTCTTGAATAAATTCAAACAATGCTTCTTACAAGATATATCAGTGAATTATACTGGTGAAGGTAATTATGCTACTTATGAGGATGGAACACCGATTTCC